AAGTAATACTATTTCTAACCCCGTCATCATAGTTGTCATTGTATATCCTCCTCTTTTAAGTTTAATCGTTGTAAAGCCTCTTCTAATGTTTCCCATTCTACATTGCAGCAATCCCAAACGCCACAGTAAGGGCAAACTCGATCATTGGTAAACCCATTGTTAAAACAATCATCGGTTTGTAAAAAATCACTGGAAAAAATAGCATCACATTCTTCGCATTGTAATGCAATTCTTTCATATTCATATAGATAAGGAATTGGAGAGGTGTTAGAAGTAACATCTACCACTTGCGGTTCTGTTTTTATTTGAAAAGAAATCCCTTCTTCCTTTAATTTTTTAACCACATACTTAATACTTTTTACGTCTTGAAAATAAGAAACATTTGTTTGCTCTTTTCCAAAAATCGTATATTCTTCTGTTAAAATAGTAGGCTCTGAAAAATATGAAGATAATTCTTCTGGAATTTTATCTTTATACAAAATAGAATAAACAGGATTGGTTGGAAGATATTGTCTTACTCCTGGTAAATGTTCTTTATATGCAGGATTTCTTCGTATAGAATCCCCTTTAATAAAAATACGATAAACAGGTATGTCTTTTTTCGTTTTCATTATTCATTGATGTAAAATTACGTTAATTTTAAATCATTATCGCTGTTTAGGCATCCGATCACTTTCAAACTTCTTTTCTATCTCCTCCCACAAATCAATTACCTCTTGCCGTAATTCCTCTTGTCGATTATCCCGTTCTATAATAGCAATAGCATCTTCTAACGATACGGCTAACTTTTCACCCCCTATGACATAGGTAGTGGCTTTAGTATAGGTTTTAATATATTGTAGATTAGCTCTAATATCATCAATTCCATAATCAAACAATATGATTAAAGGGGCTACGTTAAACGGTTTCCAAATGGAGGATTTAAATACCTCTATTTTTGTCTCTACCCCGATTACTTTGACTACTTCTTTGCCAGCTATCGTTCGTTTTACTTTAATCTTTTCTGGAGTATTTGCTCGTAATCGTAAACTGGCATAAAAACCAATGCTTAATCCTCCTGGAGTGCTATATTTTACTCCATAAGGACCAGCATCTGCATTTTGTCGAACTTGATTACTACATACCATCAATAAATCATTCTTAGTAATCACTCGACAAGTTCTTCTCAATTCTTCGCTAAATTCTTTTGCCCGACGCATTCCCATTTTATCCCCATCATCGCTCCCCATTTCCATATTAGTACTTAATGCAGCCAAACTATCGGCAAATACACCATGTACTTTACCTTTAGATCCTGGATCCCATTTACGAACCGCGGAAAATACTTCTGGAATAGTATCTGGAGTTTTATAATCCATTACTTCTGTATTCAAATCAAACATACGAGCAAACTGTTTATTTAATCTAGCTTCTGGATCGTGAAACATAATTTCCCCTCCCTGTCGTTGAATAGCCCCGGCTATTTCACATAGCATAACCGTTTTTCCAGCTCCACTAGGCCCAAATATTTCAACCAATATACCGGATGGAATACCTCCTCCTCGCACTCGTCCTCCACTAATCGCTAAATCTAATAATGTGGACCCGGTGGAAATCATCTTTTCAATGTTTCCTTCGTATTCTTTACGTTCTTTTACGGAAGATGAAGCGGCTCGATCCTTCACTTGTTTTACCACTTTCTTTACATCGTCTTCTGGTTTTTTTGTACGTTCCATATACTCGTATTTCTTTTAGTGAACTTCCCACCCACGCCATAGGCGATGAATTGGATTTCTTGCTAAATCTTATTAAAATCTTAGTGCCCAAAACAGGACTTGAACCTGCACCCCTTTTATTGGGAAGGGATTTTAAGTCCCTCGTGTCTACCAATTCCACCATTTGGGCAAATGGGTGAGCGAGTAAGTCCCTTTGTCTAACTGATTAAATATATTAATAATATTTAACGCTCACCCTTACTCATATAAAGAACGCCGTAAGGAATATTAAGTGCCTTACTCACTGTTCGATAAAAAGGACGGAAAAAGGACCACCGGGAGGTGGATTTATTTACCAGAAAGAACCTACTAAACCTCTAAATCACAGTCTGCATGAATCAAGCCAAAAACCTTTTTCCGTCCAATTTTGTAGCAATTCATACGCCTTGCGTGTGGAGGGAAAAGCTATGAGAACCCTCAACTTCTCGCAAATTAGTAATGCCCTTTTCATCATCTCATTACAGCGTATTATGTCTAAGGAGGATAAAATATCAAATGAAAAACCCCCGATGAACCACTTGGAGACCTATCTCCCACGTATGAATTGCTTTATTCATTGTTTATTTAGCATCCATACAATCTTCCCATACATCACAATCATCACATTCAGGATATTTTTCATAATCCTTTCCAAACCGATACCCACTAGGGCATCTATTTTTACCTTTGGAAGATTTTTCTATTTCAGATTTAGAAGTTCTACGATAAACAGATTTTGGCTTTTCTTCTTCCTCCTCTTCTTCCTCCTCCTCTTCATCCTCTACATCCTCTTCATCCTCTTCATCCTCTTCATCCTCATCCTGAGGTATTACTGTTTTTCTACTTCTAGTAGATTTATTCCTTTCTACTGAAATTTTCTCTTCATCCTCCTCCTCTTCTATTTCTATTTCCATAAATTTACTTTCTAATTCAGCATAAGAAAGCTCTTGTAGAATATCATCCAAACAAGGAATCTCATCTAAAATAGATTCATCGTACTGTTTTTTTCGATCTGCAAAATCAATTCGACTTGCTTGTGCAAATGGATTACCCGATCCAATAATTTTGCTATCAAATCGTACTTTTAAACTTTCTCCCTCTTCTAAATCTGGAAAGATTTCATGTTCAGGTTGCTCTTCCAATTCATCGTTGAGTAGATTTTGAAAATTATATTGACTGATATCCCATAACATAGGAATTTCTTCTACTTTTTTCATTCCAATGGGAACAACGATGTATAAATTTCGTAATGAAGGTTTCAAAACGTCTGTTTCCTCTTTATCTGCCCCTTCTTTTATTCGTTTGCTTCGATATTCACAAACAGGACAGCGCTTTCCAAAAGAACTTAAACAAACTACCGCATCTTTTTCTACCCCTATGTTACGATGAACCTTAAAAGGTCGTTTATACCATAATTCGTTAGGCATGGCTATTCCAATCGTAGTATCCCGATCGGGATGATATTTATCGGATACTACATAAGGAATAAAATCTAAAGTAGCCCTTCCTCCAGGTTCAGCTGTAAATACATTGATTCCCTTAGGTAAATTCAAATATCCATAACTAGAACCTTGTCTCTGCTGTTTTTTAGCGTTGGCGCCAACTGTTCCTCTAAATTTACTTTCTCTCTTTTTCATGTTACTCTTTTTTAAACTTTTTTTGATTTTTATTTTTGTCTTTTGCTTTTTTTCTTAATACATCTATCCAAGCTTGAGCTTGTACACTACTATAATAATACTTTAAAAAAGGCAGCAATAGTAACGCTACTGCTCCTACGATGAGTATTCCTATAATTACAATTATTATAATCCATAACATTATTTTATTCCTCCTTTCTTTTTCTAGTGAATTTAGAAGCAACCCCTTGATCTACTTTTTTTTGAGCATGTAATCGTTGGGCTTCATACGATAAATCCCTCGGCACGTTTGGTCCAGCAAAGTACTGCTGACCGTGTAACTTAACCAAAGTTTCCAACATCGTCTTACGGGCGTCCATCGCTCGAACAACCCCTGCCAATACCTTAGCCTCGTATTTTGCTTCAATCACTCGATTAGAAGCCTCCACGTACTTTGGTTGCATGATAACAGTATTCGCCACGGAGGTTTCCGTAGCTTTAATCAAATCAAACTTATCAGGATCAGATCGAATTTCTTTATCTAATTCTGCTTTGACTAAATCTAACGCTTCCTTGGCTTTATCCAATTCTCGTTCTGCATCGGCTAACAGTCGAGCGTACTTTACCATCAACGATGGTTGATCCAGACATTCTACATCTAATGCAGTTTCGTCTATTCGTACATCCTTATCGTAATCTATCATAATTGTTTATGAATTTACTACTACACTATAACAAGCAAATACCAATCCTGGGTATAACGAATTATAAAAAGGCTCTATGAATGCTTCCATAATAGCCGCTGCCCGGTCGTTGTTTCCTTTCAGTAGGACGGCTTGACAGTATCCGAGAACTGCCCGGCGAATGTTTTCAGGCTCTTCTGTTTTCAATCCTGTTAAAACATTAGCCACTTCTTTCCATGTCTTTCTTCCCAATAAGGCTCGACAAAGCTCAATCACTTGATTTTGTTGTTCAGCGTTCTTACGAGCTATTTCTAGCCGATTTTCGGGGGCTACGGTTAATACCTGTTCTAACGTCTGTAAGGCGTTTCGAGCGTGTCCTAAACTATCCGTAACGATCTGCAAATACACTTCTTTACTTAACGTTTCCCCCTCCTCTTTTACTACTCTTCGTAATAATTTCATCATACTCACTTCATCCAATAATTTCGTTGTATATACCGAACATCGTCCTACCAATGTAGGTAATAATTTTTGAGGATCGGTAGTACAAAGAATAAAGTAAATATGAGAGGGAGTATCCTCTAAAATTTTTAAAAGGGCATTTTGAGCATCCCCAGTTAAACGGTGTACTTCATCTAATATCCATACTCTACAATCACTCTCCATGGGAGCAAACTGACTGTTTTTTCGTATCTCTCGAATGGTATCAATCCCCCGAAAATCAGCAGAGTCCACTTCTCTTAAATCATTACCAAAACAATTCAGTTTAGAGGCAATGATTCTAGCCAACGTAGTTTTACCTGTTCCCGTAGGTCCAACAAACAAAAAAACGTGGGGTATTCGAGATGGATTTTCAATGAGATGAGATAAAGACATTATAATTTCATCATTACCTAATACATCTTTCAATTCAGAGGGGCGATATTTAAGGTATAGAGACATAGTTCGTTCGAGTCTTTTTAGTTTATATTATATTATACGCTCGTAATCGTTTTGATTTTTAAGCAAACGTAAATTTTTTTAAGTCAGCCCAACTATGATCTACTTCTGCTAAATCCATTTCTACTTCTAAAGGAACAATAATCCATGGCCACGCTTTAGGTAGAGCTTCTGTAGTTATATGTTTAACGGTATGACTAACTACATCCAATTCAGCAGGATTTACATCCAATAATATACTATCATGAATCTGTCCTACTATTCGAGTATCCCAATTTTCCTTTCGTATCACTTGATCTAATTCTATGAAACTCCAAAGTAAACAATGAAAGGCAGCACCTTGTACTGGATAATTTATAGTATCGTTTCGACTCATCAATCCACTACATCGAAATCCCGTTAACATATCCACGTACCCTCGATTTAAATAATTACGCCACCAACGCTCTTTCCATTGGGAGTATTTAAAAAAACGATTATTCCAAAAATCATCTTCTATTCGTCGTACATACTCCACATACTTCTCGTAATGACGAATGCCCTTACTAATAAAATGATCTGCTAAATGAATTCCATTAGGCATAGGAACGCCTTGCCCAGGTTTCCATCGTCCTTCAGATAATTTACCCCAACGAATAACCAAATTATGAGCACAATTTTTATAATAATCTCCATAGAATTGAGGAAATACAAAACTATTTTTAGTAGCATCTCTCAAATACTTATGTTCTGGAATACTACGATCTAATTTATCAAGCAAATAGAGTTGAGTTCCCATATCAGCGTGCATATCAGTAGTAGGATCTGTGATGTATTGTAACATTTGTGGATCTTTATGATAACATGCTGAAATTCTAACTTCCAGACTTCCAAAATCAACCTCCAAAAACTGATGTCCTTCTCTAGGAAACAAGGCTTTACGACATATCACTTTAGATTCTTTATCTCGTTTAGGAATGTTTTGGAAGTTAGGACGGTCAGAACTACTACGAAAAGTACGAACCAGATGTAGATTAAAAATAGGATGAATCACCCCATGAGTTTGTTCTTTTACAAAAGATTCCAAATAAGTATCCCTAACTTTTTTAAGTTTACGAATACGAATCAATTCCACTAATTCAGGAATATCTAAAGCCTTTAAGGCTTCTTCATCCGTACTTCCTTGCCCTGAAAAAGTATTAGTAGGAGGAGTCAACTTTTTTACTTTATAAAGAAAATGAGCCAATTGATGATTAGAATAAATGTTAGGCTCTTTATTGCCTATACTATGACGCCAATGATAGTATAGTTTTGTATTTTTAAAATCTCGTTCCAGATGATCAATTTTTTGAGTTAATTTATCTCGTTGTTCTTCTACATAGTTAATGTCTATACGAATACCTTGTTGCTCGGCTCTTGCTAAAGCCAATGTTCCTTCATGTAATAAACGATAAGCATCACTGGATGTAGGATTTATATTCATGGCTTTTTATAAAATAAAGAAAATGCAATCGAAATG